GGGTAATAATCATCCGTTTTTGGGTCAAAACCCTCGGCTAACAATGATTTATCAATTGAAAAAGCAGCTAATGTCATAATTTCATCTTCACCAAACCAACCATTTTTTTCAACCCAAGCTTCTTGTTTTGGGTCTAATTTAGGTGGTTGTGCTGGTGGTTGTACAGTTTGTGGTTGAATTTGAGGTTGTGCAACATTTTGTTGTGGAAACTCCTGTTCTAAAGCTGCTTTAGATACATTAACTTTATTTTCTTCAACAGCTATTTTTGCTAAGACATCTTGTGCTTTAGCAACTTTTTCATAATCTTGTATTTCGTGTGCTGATTTTAGAGCTGACATAGCTTGTTGTTTTTGTGATTTAAGCCTATTTTCTGCTTCCATTAGATATGACCTATCTAAATTAGAACTTTTTGCTTTTAATTGTAAGTTCTCTTCTGCAGTTCTTTTTGCATATTCATAAGCTGACTCTTGTCCCCTTTCTGCTTCTCTAAGCTTTCTAGTTAGTGTGTTTATTCTTTTTTGTACACTTTTAGAATAATCTTCTAACTCCTCTTCCTGTTTTGCTTCAGGAGTATCAGATACATCTTCTATTTGTTCATCTGCTTCTGCATCTACAGGTTCTCTAGGTATTTCGGTTTTAGCTTGGGCCTCTTCAACTGGCTCAATTTCTACAACCTCCCCTTCTTCTATTTCTGTTTCTTCTACTAGTTTTGCATTTTCTTCTGCCATTATATCTCCTTATACTGCAAGAATATCATCTGGGTCTAATATGGTGGCTATTACTTCATCATCATTGATGATTCTACACTCAGACTCGTCACCAAGCCTAAATCTAGCGCCAGCATATCTACCTATTAATATCCATTGTTTTTCCTGACACCATGGTTCAGCAAACTTACTTGCATCTTTATAGCAATCAGGTCCCATTTTTACAACATACCCAACAACAGTAGCTAAAGATTCTCTATCTACAGTTTGTTGAACTAAGTGTATACCGCCTTCAGTAACCGCTTTGCCCTTATAAGGTAAAATAAGTATTCTCCAACCAGTTGGTTGTGGCATACGGTCTAAAAATGATTTTTCTAATAATGTAGGGTCTAAAACTCTAGCAGATTCTTTTACATATGCTGGATTTTCAGTAGACTTTGGTCCACCATCATCAGTTGGTGTTTCTATTGTTTTGTTTTTGGATTTTCGCTCTGCCTCTATAGACTTTGCAACATGGTCAGGTACTTGTATCTGTGACATCTTCTTCTATTTTTCCTAGCAGTTCTCTAAATATATTTTCTGCATCGGCTAGAGAACTGTAACGCCCTCGCAGAAACTCATACTGTGCAAAGTCATTACAACCTGCAAGCATTGCATCTTTAACATCTTCTCTTCTGGCCTCTATTTCTTTTAAAAATTTTTTAGCAAGCCAAACAGAATCCATTAATAAATGCCAGAAAACTTACCACCAAACTCAGCTATACCCATACCTCTGGATTTACCTTTACCCATACCAGGCTTTGGTGTTGTATTAGTATCAAATGTGCCTTCATTAGTTTTAAGTGGCGCATTGCCCTTATTACTATAGCCATTTTTATTTTTCAATACTTTTGGTGTTTTCTGTTGATTTATTTCTGTTCTTTTAATCATGTGCTTTATTATTATGTTAAGTTTCTAAATTTGCAAGTTATTTTTGGTTTTCCAGTTCCATTAATTTAAAACGTGCCTGTTGTTCTAATCTAGCTCTTGCGGTATTGTCTCTTAATTCAGCTATATCCTCCATTGTATCAATACGTTCTTTATCCACGTTAATTCTACGTTGCGCTTCTGCTGCTTTTCTTTGTTCTTCTTGTAAGAATTGTTGTTGTTCCATAGATAATTCTTGACCTTTTAGTGCAAGCTCTTGTTTTCTAATAGATACTAATGGGTCTTCATCCTCTGGACTTTCTACATTAGCACTAAACTCTTGGATAAGTTGAGCCATAATCGGTGCAGAAAATTGTGCAAGTATATCACCTGCTTGTTGTATTAACTGTTCAGCTTCAGCAGGAGAGGCTTGTTGCGCTTGTTGTTGAATTTGTTGAAATTGTTGTAACACATCTTGTGGCATTTGTTGTTCACCTAATCCATCAGCTTTCATTTGAAGATGTTGCATAATATGGGAATGTATTAGAGCTTGCACTTGTGCGTTCATTTGCACAGGTGGAGTTTTTAACAAAGCTAAATGAGTAGCAATATGTGCATCATGGTTTTGTTGACCAAAAGCTTGTGCTTGTTGTCCTAATAATAACTTATTGTTTTCAAAACCAGCCTCTAAGGGTTTGGGGTCTGTAGGAGGTGGTGGTGTTAGTATTTGTTCAATGTTATCTACACCTATTGCGGAATACATACGTTTGTAAGATTCATAAATACCATTTGGTCCATGTATTTCTGGATTTGATTGCACTAATTGCATCATCTCTTGTGCCATAGCTATACGTTGTGACTGACTAAATATGTCGGGATTAGATATAGGAAATATATCAATTTTGTCGTCAAAATCAGTAAGTTTAATAGTGCTTTCACCATTGGCAATAGCGTATGGGTACTCTGGCGGTAAATATTCTTGAAACACTTGAGCTAATAATCTAAATTCTTTTTTCTGTGAATTATGCAACCTTTTATGTATAGCTGATAAAACTTTTGTTGAACGTTCAAGTAAAGCTAACGTTGTGCCTACTGGTGCGTTAGGATTGCCTTTGCCAGTGTTTATTTCTGCTATTGAAGCAAACTTTTTACCACCGTCTACTAAAATACCAAGTAAATTTAACAAAGTACCGCTTGGTTCTTTAAATGGTAATGGTTGTATGGATTCTCTTAACGAACCACCAGGTGCATCAACATCTCTAAACTCTCCTGGTTGTATTGGTGTATCTTCATCTCTAATTCTAATACCACGTGTTTTAAAACCTGCGGGTAGATTTGCTAAAGTTCCTGCATCAATAAGCTGTCTTAATATGGATGTAGAAGCTTTTGATAAACCACCAATCATGTGTGTTAAACCAAAACCATAAAATCCTAAACCAGGCAAGAATTTAAAATGCACAAAATATTCTATTTTATTTTTCAGCTCATCATCTTCTCGAAAGTTTCTTCTAATAGACAATATATCATTTGAATTTGCATCTATAGTTACAATGTAGGGTAGCTTTACACCTGTCATTTCTCCGTCTTCGTTCATATCTTCAAAGCCATTGAGCTCTAAATTACAATGAACCTCATATAAAATAGATACTTCACCTGTATCGTGTGCTGCTTCAATACCAGATAATTTATCTATTTCTTCTTTAACATCAGATGTAGCAGATACGTCATCTCCGTAATCCACATCAATTTTTCTATAAAAACCTAATGCCTGTAGCTTCTTAACTTCGTTTTCTGGCATTTTTACTACGTTAGTTATTCTAGGACAACTTTCTAAGTCAGTGGTGTAATAAGGTACTATCAAATCTTCTGGTGCTACAAATTTAGATACTGCTCTACCTAATGCTTCATCATAATATACTTTTTTAAACGCTGAACCAGCTAAAGGTAGGTAAAACAACATTTGGTCTAGTTCTTCATCAAACTCCTCCATAACATGAGTTATTTGATAGTTCATAAATTCTTTTACTCTTTGTGCTTGTTCTTCAACTGCTGAACTATATGCTCCTATAATTTGTGTCTTTACAGGACCACCAGATGGCAATAATTCTTTGTACGCTTGTGCTTGGAAGGTTGTAACTGCTTCACCCAATAATGGATGAATAACTCCTGAAGCTCCTTCAAAAGGTTCGGACCTTTCATCATCAAACTTCATACCTAAATATTTTAGTCCGTCTGTATAAGTTCTTTCCCAATCCTCTCTGGAAGATTTATCTTTTTCAATACCATCGATTAATTCGTTTGCAATTTGCATCAACTCTGAATCATCCATTGCTTCTGCTAAATTTTCATCAAAACCTGTATCTCTAGGCTCTGACATACTTGACTCTAAAATAGCACTGCCATCATCCTGCATCACAAAGTCTTCTGTTCCTGCTTCTTCAATAGCATTAAGTGCTATTTGCATACCTTCGTTACCTAGTGGTATTTGGTTTTCTTCATTTAGAACAGTTGGATTTATGTCTTTTTCTATTGCCATTAGTAATATACCCTTCTTACTGGTGCTTTATCTCTATCTTGGTAATCATCATCTAAGGATACCAAACCTCCTTCTCTAAACCTCATTAAGGCTTGTGTCATAGTATCACATAAATCATCATTTTTACCAAAAGGGAAAGCTGCACATTCCTCTATCATTTCTTCAGCAAATTTTCTTTGTGGAGCATAAACTAAACCCGATTCAAAAATGGGTGCTACAGAGTGCATTCTTGTCGATTTATCATGTCCTCTAGTTGGTGAATAATTTACTACAGGTATTCCTAACCTTCGTAATTCGTGTGTAAGTGGTGTGCCAGATGCTTTTGCTTCTATCAGCGTCATATCTGGCTCCCAGTATTTGTACTCGTTGAAAGCTATACGTTTTAGTTCTGGAAAGTCCCACCTGCCTTTTTGTGCATCTAATAATACAATACATTCAGGCGAGTCAGGCGTAGGACGAAAAACACCCCATGTAGATATTGCTGAATAGTCTGCATTTTCTTTTTTAGAAAAAGCTGTATCGTAGCTTTGAATGATGTAGCTAACTGGTGGTAAAGAATCATCCTCCCACATATTCCACCATTCTCTTTTTATAATAGAGCCTTCTTCGGATGTAGGATTTTGCATCCACTGGGCATTCCATTTTTGAACAGGCAAAGACGCTTTTACTTTTTCTAACTCATCCAGTTGCCAGAACTCAGGCCATAAGGCGTTGTGTGTATCAGGAAATATTGCAGGAAACTCTACAATCTCCCATTGGTCAGCTGCCTCTTCTTTTTGTGCGTCTAACAACTTTGCAGTTAAATCTATAGTGCTCCATCTTGTCATAACTAAAATTATGGCACCGCCAGGTTGTAAACGTTGTCTAGGTCCAGATGTATACCATTCCCAACAAGACTCCAAAGCACTTGGACTAAGTGCATCTTGTTCAGAATGTGGGTCATCAATGATAAGCAAATCAGCACCACGACCTGTAATAGCACCGCCAACACCAGCTGCGAAATATTCGCCACCTTTGTTGGTTTCCCATCTACCTGCTGATTTAGAATCAGCTTGTAGCTCCACTTTGTCAAAGACACGCTTGTATTCATCGGTATCCATCATGTTTCTAACTTTACGGCCAAACCTTACTGCTAGCTCGCCTGTGTGAGTAGTCTGCATAATTTTACGATTTGGCTGTTTACCCATAATCCAAGCAGGAAAGTATGTTGAGCAAAACTCAGACTTGGTGTGTCTTGGTGGCATATTAACGATTAAACGGTTAATTTTTCCGTTAGCTACGTCTTCTAGCTTTTGTGCAAAGATTTTGTGATGTCGGCCACAAATAAACTCTGGCCACATATATTTAACATACTCTAAAAAACTGTCTTGGCACTTAGATTGGTTTTTAAGCAATTCTAGACGTTCTTTTAGTACAAGAGTTTCTTTTATTTCTTGGTCAGATAAATGTGCTAGATTCATAACTCAGCAAGCATTTTATCTATTTCTACAGGCCCACCTTTAGCAAAAGCGTCAATACCTTGTTCTGCTATAGCCTCTTTTAATTTATCTGTAAATTTAATGTATGTGCCATCATAAAAAGTATTGGTGCCCTCTACTTTAGATATTGCACCTACTCTGTCTTTAGGATTTGGTAAAAGTTCTTTAATAACTTTTTCCATTTCTTTAAAGTTTTTTTGATATAGTTCTCGAACTTTACTACCATCTTTTGGGTCTGCTCTATTGACACCAGGGGCTTCTTTAAAAAACTGTTCCATACTATGATAGAAACCATCAGCTCCTTCATTATAAGCTCTTAAAATACCAGCTCTAATTGGCAATTTACCAACATTAGAAGAAGTTGGTGGTTTACCCCTACTTGCTAGTCCTTCCCTGTTGGTGCTTGTATATGGGTCTATTATTGGTTTACCTGTATCATCTACTAAAGATGATAAGGTTTTATTAATATTTTTTTGGCCTGTTGGTGTCTCAAACACTGACTCTAATGGATTATTTAAGTCATCAAAATAAGCTTTAAAAAGACCAGCATCGTCTTCATAATCTATGCCTGGATATGCCCTTTTACCACTGCTTGTGTCTACCATCCTAAATATGTCATCTTTAGATACATCTATGACATCTGTAAAAGGTTTACCTGTAGCTAATTCATAATCTCTAGGTGTAATCTGATATTGCGGTTTTAAAGTACCTATTATTTCGTTTTTGTCAATTATTGCAGCAGCAAGCTCATCATCGCTTAATTTACCAGCGTTAATTCTTTTAATAATTGTATTTGCCTTAATTAGTTTTTTATACGTTTCTTCGTTTGCTGCTGAGTCTTTAAAAACTGGCACTTCTACAGTAGACCTCAATCCTGCCATTTTTAATAAAACTTGTTCTTTTTCTCCAGGGGAGGGTGTTACCTTTATTTGTTTTTTTACTAGAGGTATTATTTTTTCTCGCAGTTCAGGTATCTCTTGTAAAGGTTTACCTATGCCTGGATATTCCATTCTTGCTATTATTTTTGCTACTACAATTTCAGCCATATCTTTGGGTGTAATTTTGTCATATGCATCACGTTTATCTTTTAAAGCGTTCCAAGCTTCTTGAGCACTTACATTACTTCTAATATTGTCTTTTAATCTATAAAATTGGTCATTGTTTTTTATGAATACTTTGACAGAACGTGCCTCATCTGGTATTCCAGTTGGTATTGATATGCCAGTATCATATGTTTTATAAACATCATTCAAGGCGTCTTTAATAGCTCTACTTATTAAAAAAGGACTATCTTCTAGCCCTTCTTTGTATATATTTAATAAATCCTCTTTAACTATTGGACTAGGAGAAGGTGCATTCATGTATTCTTCTACAGCTTTAAGTGTGTCTTTTTCAAATGCTTTTGTAGCCTTCTTAACATCTGCTTTAA